TTCACAAGCACTTAGTTATACAGGTACACCGACAATTTATACTTCAGGTGGATATACAATTTATATGTTCACTGGATCAGGTAGTTTAACTTTTTAATATGTAGAGAAGAAGATGACATTAAAGATAACAACAGATAATATATCAACAACAGCACTTCAAACATTAGGTGGTGGTGTAAAGATTACCTCAGTAGCATTACCCGGAACACAAACTGCTGTAGATATTGCTGGGGGCGAAACAATAACTGTTACTGGTAGTGGATTTAACACTGGTATTACCGCATATGTTAATAATACAATATGTACAACAACTTATGTTAGTAGTACTAGTTTAACCTTTACTACTCCTGCATTATCTGCGGCAACATATAATGTCATTTTATATAATACAGATGGTAGTAGTGGTACAAAACCCGGGTCATTACCTTTTAGTTCACCACCTGTTTGGGTTACTAGTGCAGGTGCATTAACTAGTGGAAATCAAAATGGTTCATATTCAGTAACACTTAGTGCAACTGGTACAGGTATTACATATAGTGTTACATCTGGTAGTTTGCCTACAGGACTCAGTTTAAATTCAAGTTCAGGTGCAATTACAGGAACTCCGACAGTAGCGGCTACAAGTAATTTTACAGTAACTGCATCTAGTAATTATAATCAAACTGCAGCAAGAGCGTTTAGCATAGCAATAGTAGCGGCAGTTCCGGCATCATATTTAGCTGTAGGCGGTGGTGGCTCAGGTGGAACCGGATATTACGGTGGAGGTGGCGGTGCAGGTGGTTATGTTGAATCAACTGCTAGTCTTTTGTTAGCGACCACATATACTATTACAATAGGGTCAGGTGGAGTAGGTACTGGTACAGCAACTAATAGGGGTGGCACAGGTGGAAATACTACTATAACTGGTTCAGGTTTTACTACAGTAACAGCATTAGGTGGTGGAGGTGGTGGAAGTCGTAACGGTGATAGTAATGGTAGCGATAGCACAGCCGCATCTAATGGTGGAAACGGTGGATCTGGTGGTGGTGTAGGATTTAGTTATGACGGGTCTACAGTGGCTAGTTCATCTGGTGGAGGATTAGCCCTTCAGCCATCATCTGCTAGTGGCGGCTTAGGTAATAAAGGTGCAGGACAAAAAAGTCCTGCATTAGGTTATAGAATGGATGGTGGCGGCGGAGGAGGTGCAGGTGCCGCGGCAAATCCCACAAACGGTGCTGGTGCTACTGCATGTCCCGGCGGCATAGGATATCAATCAAGTATCACGGGAACTAGTGTTTATTATGCTGGTGGAGGCGGAGGATGTATTCCGGGTACTAATGGTACAGGTGGAAGTGGTGGAGGTGCCGCAGGAAGTAGCGGTGTTGGAACCACAAATACAGGTGGTGGGGGTGGCGGTGGATATGGTAATAATACACAAGGTGGTAATGGTGGTTCTGGTGTAGTTATTATTAAATATCCTAATACATATAATGCCGCAACTACAACGGGTAGTCCTACTATCACATCAATTACTGGATATCGTATATATACGTATACAGGTACTGGTACATTTACTGTTAATTAATAAGTAGGTAACATATGGCACATTTTGCACAATTAGATGAAAATAATATTGTCACACAAGTTATAGTGGTTCATAACAATGAACTACTAGACAATGGAGTAGAATCTGAAGACAAAGGAATAACATTTTGCCAATCAATATTTGGCATAGATACTGTGTGGAGACAAACTTCATACAATGGGGCATTTCGTAAAAACTTTGCAGGTGTAGGGTTTATATATGATGCAAGGAGAGATGCATTCTTAGAACCGAAACCATATACTAATTGGGTATTGAATAATATTATATGCAAATGGGAAGCACCCACACCTTACCCAGATGATGGTAGAAGACATATATGGGACGATTTTACTAATAGTTGGTTAGATGTAGGTGAAAAGATAGGAACTCCGATTGTTAATATCTAAGAAAGAATTTAATGGAAAATATTGAACTTGGTTACTTTGGTAATATTTGGGTTAGACAAAATATGTTGAAGAAAGATGAATGTGCACCGGGACATGTTCATTACTTTGACCATGTAACATTACTTGCTAAAGGTAGTGTTGTTGTTGAAGTAGAGGGTAAAGAACCTAAACAATTTGTAGCACCTACATTCATTGTAATCAAAAAAGAATTGATACATAAGATGACAGCATTAGAAGATGATACTGTTTATTATTGTGTATTTGCGTTAAGAGATGTAGATGGTGAAGTTGTCGGAGACATATATGGCCCGCAACATGATCCGTTATGTGCATGGTATGCCCCTGATGATTATTGGGAAAACAAAAAGAAGATAGAAAATCTTTAATAAGAGAAACAAATGACAACAAAAATTGCAACTACTAACATTCAAGATACAGCACTAACAACATTGTTAGGGCCAAAAGTTACTACGATTGTTTATCCAGGTACAGAAACTGCAACCGATACTGCAGGTGGAGAAACAATTAACTTAACTGGTAATGGATTTCAAAGTGGTTGTAGTGTATTAGTTGCTAGTACAAGTGCAAGTGTAGTTACATTTATCAGTACAACACAAATTAGTTTTACTGCACCTGCTCAAAGTGCAGGTACATATGTTATATATGTTATTAATCCAGATGGCGGTACTGCTATTAGTATTCCAGGTATTAGTTATAGTGGAACACCAAACTGGACAACAACTGCAGGTAGTTTAGGTACTGCATATGAAGCAGGTAGTATTAGTGCAACATTAACTGCAACAGGTGACGCACCAATTACATATACACTAGCAAGTGGTACATTACCAACTGGTAGTTCATTGAGTAGCGGTGGTTCATTATCAGGTACTGCACCAGCAACAGCAAGTGCGACTACATATAACTTTACAATTACTGCAAAAGATGCACAAAATCAAACAACTAATCGTGCATTTAGTTTAACAATCAATCCTGATGTTGTGTCATGGAGTACACCTGCAAGTCTTGCAACTTATAATGTATTTACGAATACTGCAATTGCCAATGTAACAATGAGTGCAACTAGTGCGGCAGGCGGTAGTATTACATATACTGCTGATACATTACCAACTGGATTAAGTATTACTGGTGCAAATATTGCAGGTACACCAACTGTTGCGGCTAGTACTACAACTGTACTAACTGCTACTGCAACAAGTACAAGAACTGCAACAAGAACAATTAATTGGGTAGTTACTGTTGCTAACGATACTTATTGGAAAAATGTAACATTGTTATTGAACGGTGAAACAAGTGTAACACCATTCATTAGTGATGCAAGTACAAATAATTTAGGATTAATTATTAACGGTGATACAAAATCTACATTGTTTAATCCATATCAGGGTGATGGTTATTATAGTAATTATTTTAATGGTAGTAGTGATTATTTTTCTATCACTGCTAATTCAGCATTTAATCTAACCGGATCTTTTACAGCCGAAGCATGGATATATTTTACAGCTGCACCTGCAACAAATGGTAGTAGTGTAACCACTGCTGCTATCACATCTTATGGTAGTGCATCACAGTCTAGTATTGGGTTTGAATTTGATGTAACTATTGGCTCTAGCGCAGGCGTAGCTTTTATGAAGGCGGGGTCTGGAATTGGAATAGTTGCAAACTACACATTTGCATTAAATACATGGTATCATATAGCAGTAACATATAATGGAACTACTGGTGCTATATACATTAATGGTGTAGCACAAACATTGACTACTAATAATTGGGTATGGACCTCACCAACTTCACCGACGTGTTATATAGGTAGGGGTGTTGGATATACTAATTATTTTGATTATTTTCCCGGATATATAAGTAATTTGAGAATTGTTAACGGTGCAGTAGTATATACCTCAAACTTCACACCGATATCATCTCCGTTAACTGCAATAACAAATACTGCATTACTAATTTGCCAAAGTAATAGATTTGTTGATAAATCATCTAACGCACTCGCCTTAACATTGGGTGGTTCACCACAAATATCACCTGCAATACCATTCACTGCTAGTAGTAGTTACAGTACTTATGGTAGTACATACTTTGATGGTACTGGAGATTATTTAACAACAACAGGATCTTCTATTGGTTCAAGTAACTACACAGTTGAGGCGTGGATTTATCCTACATCATTGACAACAATTTCTATCTTCTCGCTTGGTACTTCTGATTCTACAGGAAATATGGTTTTTTATGTAAGTTCAGATGGATCTATAAATTTATATGCTGATAATGCATCTAGGCTGCTTTCATCAGCAAGTATAATCAAAATAAATCAATGGCAACATGTTGTGCTGGTTAGAAACGGTACTACTTCAACCATTTATGTTAATGGAGTTTCTGCGGCTTCTAGTACTAATACATATACATCAACGAGTACTGCTTATCAAATTTGTGCTGGATATGGCGGATTAAATACGCCTATAACTGGATATATATCAAACTTGCGTGTAGTAAACGGGACAGCAGTATATACGTCTGCATTCACACCACCCACAAGTCCACTAACAGCAATAACAAACACCAGTTTATTAACACTACAATACAACGGTGGTGCAAATAATTATGGCATCATAGATAACAGTAATTTTAATAACATTATCACTAGAGCAGGTAACGCAACTCAAGGTACATTTAGTCCTTATAGTGTGACAGGTTGGAGTAATTACTTTAACGGTAGTACAGATTACATAAGTTTACCGGGAAGTTTTATTGGGATAAATTCAGGAACAGCAGATTGTACGTATGAACTTTGGATCCTTGCACCTGTTACCGCAGGAAGCGGAAACACTCAAACTGTATTAGCAGGTTCAACATCAGGAGCCGACCCTACAGGATGCTTATGGATGTACATAGGAAACGGTGGTCAATTAGTAGTATATACACCTTCAGTTACCACTTATCTTATTACAGATACCACTCTTCCTGCAGGTACCTGGAATCACATTGCTGTAACTCGTTCTAGTAATAGTTGGAAACTATGGTTAAACGGTGTGCAACAGGGTACCGCAGTTACTGATGCAACTAGTATAGCATATTCAGTGTCCAAACCTTTTACAATAGGTCGTATGAGTTTATATACTTCATCAACTTATTATTTTCGAGGATATATATCAAATTTAAGAATACTTAATGGTACTGCATTATATACATCGGCATTTACTCCATTAACCATACCATTAACACCGATTACTAATACGGGTTTATTAACATGTCAATCAAATAGATTTGTTGATAATAGTCCCATTAATGGTGCACTAACAGTTACAGGTACACCGAGTGTTCAAGCCTATTCACCATTCGGTAGTATAAGTGAAGCAACACCAACAAGTTATAGTAATTACTTTACTGCAAGTAATAGCGACTATTTTAGTATCTCAAATAATTCTGCATTTGATTTTGGTACGGGTGACTGTACATTTGAATCTTGGGTATATATTACATCATTATCTACATGGCAACAAATTGTTTTTGCACAAACATTTGCTGGCAACGGTGCAAACGGATATCAGTTTTTTATTAATACTTCTGGGTATCTAGTTATGGAATCTCAATCATCATCAACTGACCAGGCTATTACTGCTACTAATAATGCTGTACCGTTGAACACATGGACTCATGTTGCATTTACAAGAGCAAGTGGTACTAATAAATTATTTGTTAACGGTAATGTATGTACTACCTCAGGCACACTTTCTCAGGCTATAAGTACCGGTGGATATGATATATATGTAGGTGTATACCATTATGGTGCAACAATATATTATTATAGTGGTTATATATCCAATCTTCGTTTGGTTAAAGGGACAGCAGTATATACTACAACCTTCACCCCAAGTACTACACCATTAACTGCTATATCCGGTACAAGTTTATTAACTTGTCAATCAACAAGAATGATTGATAATTCTACTAATAACTTTGCAATAACTTCAAGCGGTTCACCAAAAGTTTACAAATATAACCCATTCGGATACACCGCACAGAGTAATATAAGTTATACCCCAACTACACATGGTGGTAGTATATACTTAGATGGTACTGGTGATTATTTAAGTATTCCTTATAATTCAATATTTAATTTTGGAACGAGTAATTTCACAATAGAATTATGGGTATATTTTAATAGTGTATCATCGGCCGCATCATTATATATTCCGTATTCTAGTCCATATGGTCAAATAGCAATATGTACAACAAGTGGTACCCCAAATACATTATATTGTTTCTTGGGAACAGCCTCCAACACATGGGATATCCCAGCCGGCGGCGCCGGACTCACAATCGGTACAGTTAAAACCGGTAATTGGTATCATGTAGCAGTAGTACGAAATGGTAGTACATTTACTACTTACTTCAATGGTGTTGCAACTGCTACTGCTACAAGTGCATCAGCATTATATAGTTTATCTTCAAACATATCAATTGGATATGATCCTTCAATTTCCGGTGCTTACCTAAATGGTTATATCTCAGATTTACGTGTAGTCAAAGGTACCGCAGTTTATACAAGTAACTTTGTACCACCGTCACAAACATTAACAAACTACTCTACAACTTATCCATCAAGTTTATTATTGAACTTTACTAACGGTGGTATAATTGACCAACATAGTAGTAATGTGTTAGAAACTGCGGGTAACACGCAAGTAAGCACTGCGGTTAAAAAATATGGATCAGCATCTATATATCAGGATGGAGGAAGCGGTTCGTATATAAAAACTATATTAACTTCTACTTTAGCAATACCTGCAAGCACTGACTTTACTATAGAGGGATGGTTCTATTTTACTGCATGGGTAAGTGTCAATTGTATATATCAAACAGGATCTGCTAATGAATATTTGGCTGTAAGAAGCAGTGGTACAACTATAGAATGGCATACTACTACAGGACAATCTAATTATGCTGTTAGTTTAAGTTTAAATACTTGGTATCATATAGCGGCTACACGATCTGGTTCTACTGTTAAAATGTTCTTAAATGGTACTTCATTGACAGGTACAGGAGGTACACCGGTTTCTACTGAAGCTATATTCTCAGTAAGTCCATTGTATCTGTTACAATATTTTAATAATAGTAACGGATTAAATGGATATGCAGACGACCTAAGAATAACTAAAGGATATGCACGTTATATTGCAAACTTCACCGCCCCAACATCAGCATTAATAACTAAGTAATAAATACAGTATGGCACTAACTAAAATCCCCGGCTTTGGAATCGATACAAGTAGTTTTGCACTAGCAAATGCAAATATAACAGGAAACCTAACGGCTGGAAATGCTAATTTAGGTAATTTAGCAATTGCCAACTACTTCAGTGGAAACGGTAGTTTATTAACTGGTATTTCATTATCAACTATAGCAAACGGCAACAGTAATGTAAATATCCCAAGCAGTAATGGTAATATAACAATATCAGCAGCAGGTGTTGCAAATATTGCAATTATAACCAGTACTGGGGTTAATGTAAGTGGATACTTAAATGTTACAGGTAATATTACTGGGGCAAACGCTAATTTAGGTAATTTAGTAGTTGCAAACTATTATCAAGGTAATGGAAGTTTACTAACAAGTCTAACCGGTGCTAATGTAACAGGCACAGTACCCTATGCAACTACAGCCACTTATGCTAATACTGCAAATGCAGTTTCAGGTACTAATGTATCTGGTCAAGTAGGTAATGCGTTAATTGCGGGTACGGTATATACAAATGCACAACCAAATATTACTAGTGTTGGTACATTAACCACATTAGCAATATCAGGTACAGGTAGTGTATCAGGTGCTAACTTAGTAAGTGCTAATTATATAACAGGCACATTAACAACTGTAGCACAACCAAACATAACTTCAGTTGGAACATTAAGTTCACTATCAGTAACAGGTAATATTACAGGTGGCAATGCTAACTTAGGCAACTTAGTTAAAGCAAATTATATTCAGGGTGATGGTTATTTAATCAGTAACATCGGCGGTGCTGGTTATATCTTTAATGGCAACAGTAATCTATATGTAGTAAACAATGGAAATATAACAGGAACTGTAGCATCAAACAATACATTAATCATAACTAGTACTGGTGTTAATGTAACTGGTTATACAAGTGTAACAGGTAATGTAAGTGTAGGTAATCTATCATTAACAGGTAATGTCACAAGTACATTAAATGTTGTTGGTAATGCAAACGTAGGTAACTTAAACACAACCGGTCTTGTAAGTGCAGGCAACATAAGTGCTAACAACTTAACATTAAGTGGTAATTTAGTTGTAGGTGGAACAACTACATATATAAACTCAACAGTAACTGATATTGTTGATCCAATGATTGAATTGGGCGGTGGCAGTAATGGTGCATTATTAACAACCGGTGATGGTAAGGATCGTGGTTTAGTATTACATCGTTATGAAGGTATATCTGGTTCAGGTGGTTTCAAAATAGATTCATTCATGGGCTGGAGTAATAGTGCCTATGAATATGTATTTGCTAGTAATGCATCAGTAACTAGTGATGTAGTCACAGTTAATAATTATGGTAATGTACACGCTGGTTACTTTATAGGTAATGGCTCTGCATTAACCGGTATCGCAGCAACAACATCTATATCATTGGTTAATGGTAGTAGTAATGTAATAGTAACAAATAACGGTAATGTAGGTATTAGTGTAGGTGGTACTAGCAATGTAGTGAACATTACTTCAACAAGTGCTAATATAACTGGTAATGCAAATATATCAGGTAATGTTACTGCAGGCAATACTGTATCAGCAAACTACTTTATAGGTAGTGGTCAATATTTAACTGGCTTAGGTGCATTAAGTAATGGTAATAGTAATATTAGTATTGGACAAAATGGTCCTGTTGTAATTAGTGCTAATGGTAGTTATGCGATATTACAGGTACAAACATTAGGTACTAATGCAGCAGGATATTTATCTGTTAGCGGTGCATTAACTGCACCAAACATAACTACAACTAGTTTTGCAAATATCGGCGGTGCTGCAAATATTACTGGTAATTTAACTTCAGGTAATGCTAGTTTAGGTAATTTAGCAAGTGCTAATTATATCACTGGTACACTAACAACAGCAAATCAACCAAATATTACAAATATTGGTACATTAGGGAATCTATCAGTTACTAGTAATATTACTTCAGGTAACGCTAACTTAGGTAACTTAGTCAAGGCAAATTATTTACAAGGTGATGGTTATTTAATTAGTAATATTGGTTCACCTAACATAGTATTATTAGGTACGACTAATATCAATATTCCAAGTACAAATGGTAATATTACGTTTACTGTTAATGCTAATGCAAACGTTGCAGTAATTACTGGTACCGGAGTAAACGTTGCAGGCTATCTAGCAGTTACTGGTAATATTACAGGTGGTAATGCTAACTTAGGTAACTTAGCAGTTGCTAATTATTTCAATGGTAATCTAATAGCACCTGCTAATGGTAATATAACATTAAGTGGCAGTTTATCACAAGTAACTGGTGCTAACTTAGTAAGTGCTAGTTACCTTACTGGTATATATGCTAATGGTAATAGTAATATTAGTATACCTTCAGCAAATGGTAACGTAAACATAAGTAGTGCAGGTGTATCTAACATAGTAGTTATAACTGGTACCGGCGCTAATATTTCAGGTACTGCTAACATTTCAGGTAATTTAAGTTCAGGTAATTTAATTACAGGTAACATAACGGGTGGTAATTTAATAACTGCTAATTATGTAGGTGGTACACTAACAACGTCAAATCAACTTAACATAACAAGTCTTGGTAATCTATTAAACATAGTAGTTACTAATAATGCAAACATAGGTGGTAACCTACAAATAGGAAATACTTCATCTATAATATTAGCTAATACTGGTGCGATTATTGCTACTGGTAATATTACAGGTGCTAATGCTAACTTGGGTAATATAGTAACTGCTAATTATTTCACTGGTACACTAACAACAGCAAGTCAACCAAATATTACTAGTATAGGCACATTAGGTAACTTAACAGTTACTAACAATGTATCAGCAAATTCATTAATAACTGTCGCAGGCAGCAATAGTAATTTAACAAT